CAAAATGGTTTATGTTATTGGTTTAAAATACCACTCATACCCTCTGATAAAACAAAACATCCCCAACAACCGTCGTTAGATAGGTTAGATAGAAATAAAGGATATACCAAAGATAACGTTGTTTTATGTTGTTACTCTGCAAATATTGGTAGAAATGAAAATGATCAAGAAACTTGGGAAAATTTTTTAAATATATTGTTTAATAAAAAATAGTTTCATATATTTGTAGAACAATAAAACAAACGTATGAAAAAATTATTCAACAGGTTCTACAAACGATTTAAAGTAAGATTAAATAAGATTGGTAGATCTTCATCACTAAAGACTTATGAAGAAGTCGAGTTACATGAAAAAACAGCATTTAAAATTTGTGTAAAATTGATTTCTGATAAAGATTCAGATTTTATGATCGCACCCATGTCTCAAAAAAGATTTATAATTAATGAAAAGTTAAATCTTTTTATCTTAATTGATTATGGAAGAGTCGAAATAACAAATCACGTTTTTCATTATGATGTTAGACTTTCTAATAGAGATTACGAAAGAATTACATATTTATATGATACAGAAACTGAAAAAAGAAGATCAAACACTGAAATTACAATTAAGTCTAATATAAAAAATACGTTAGATAAAGTATATGAAGCAATAATTAAAGAAACCGAAAAAAATCAGTAAAAATGAAAAGTCTAATAATTCTAACTATTTTGTCACTAACGTTACTTAGTTGTAAAACTTCTAAAAATGCAGGTTGTGATGCTTATTCAAGTTTATACGAAAAAACAAAACCAATTTATACACAAAGTATGGCTGATAGATTTCAGAGTGAAGATGTGAAGTTTATGAAAGAAAATTGGACAAAAGAACAAATTGAAGAATTTGGAAATACTTATATTTATAAAACTGTTATTTTTAAAGGAGATACTCTTAGGTAGTTAAATCAACATCATTATTTTTTAGTTCAGATTTTAACTGATCACTTATATCTATAACCTTACAATAAAATCTAGATCCGTTTTCAAAATGAGTTAAAACATGTCCTGAAGTAACATTAAAAGTATCTTTAAAGTCTTGATTAATTTTTTCAATATAAACCGGTTCGGCTTTTTCTTGTTCAAACCCTAACGCACCAGGTGGTAACATAGTTTTTACAAAAAACTCCGTCACATTATCTTCAGGTTCTATATATTCACCGCTATCGAGGCTTCCACGAGAGGCATTTCGAACTTCTTGATCAACAGATCCTTCAATCGGTTTTTCTGTATTTGTTTGTATATTTTTACAATTAAGTTTAATAGTTTGATCAGGAGCAATTGTTAATTGTTCTAACAACAATGGTTTAACATTTCCCATTGTTGACTCCAATAATTGTTTAAATCTATTTATATTCATAATAATTATTTTTTTCTTGGTTTATAACTTGTCATGACAGGTTTTTGACCTTTACCTGTTTGAGTATCTCTTTTTTCAGCTCTTCTTTTTTGTTGACAAGCAGATCTTTTTTGAGAATCACTCATTTTAGATGCTACACCAGCGGCTCGACATTTTGGATAAGCCCCTTTACTTGTATTTGTTCTACCACAAGGGGGGTGTTTTCCGTCGACTTTACGACAAATGTTTACCCATGGTCCTTTTGGTTGAGAAGATCCTTTAGGTTTCTTCTTTGTCCCAAACCACACGGCTAAATCTTCATTGATTGTATTAGGGTAATCTATATATCTTTTATACGATCCATTTTTATCTTTTTCCCAAACACCAACTGTTCTTTTTATATTATTTTTAAGAGTGTTTTTTTTAATTGTTCGATTATAGAATGAATCAACAGAATCGGTAAAAGGGTCTAATTCATTTTTCCATTTATAAATACCAATTTCTAAAGGTGCGTTGTATAAACCTGCGGTAACTGTAGTGCTAGTCTCATTTAATAAATTATCATCAGACAATTCTATCCACTCATTAAATAGAACTTTTTGTGTGAATGGTGATAATTTTTCTTTTACATTTGGATTAAATCCATCTTGCATGTATGGATTTACAGGATTACCATCATCATCTGAAAATGTTGAGTAGGGGTGATGTTTGATAAAATCTTGTATTTTAGCTGCGTTTTTTTCTAATTTAATAATTTGGTTTCTTCTAAGATCGAATTTTTCATCATAACTATCATACTGAACTAAAGGACTTTTAAAGTCTGACACCGTATCAGTAAAAGGACCCAAAGATGGATCTTCCCAATATCTAAGACCAGGTTGCATCGGTGGTGAGTAACTTCCTCTACCACCACTACTATCACCAGTTGCTTCCTTTATTACTTTTTTAATTATTTGATCTAACTTATTCATTTGATTATAATTATAAATATCTTATATTTCTGTTATGGAACAAGAAAAATACGGAAATCTTTTTGGGACAATAGATTTATTATCTGAAGAACATTTAGAACTTATATTGTCCGCTATGGATAATGAACATGCACTTTATTATTTAGTTGAATCTGTGAAGTCCGCACATAGAAAAGGATCTTTTACAATCGGTGAAACTGAAATCATTTCAAAAGCAATTAGAACTTTACTTAAATAAAAAAAGGGACAATTTCTTGTCCCTTTAATGTTATTTTTAAGATTTTGATTATCTCAATTCTCTTAAATCGAATGTACGAACACCATCAACAGTAATTCTGCCGTAAAATCTATTATTCACCATCTTTTTTGCGTAACGGGTCATAATACCTTTTATCGGTGTAAAGTTGAATGGGTTATACATTGTAGGTGTTAATTGTAGAGGTACATACGGTGCGTAGATGTAACCTGTGTCTAACAATGATGTTCCTTTGTGTCCAATCAAAACTTGGTTTGCTGGGAAGTAAGGATCACGGTAAACTTGGTAACGACCTGATAATGTTCCAACTCGTTCAATACCCATGTTGTATTGATCTTGCTCAGGAGCTGCGTTAGATACGTGGAAGTATTCTAAGTCATCAAAGATTGCAGAAACCTCAGAAGATACAACGATCCAGTTAGCACCACCTCTTAAAGTAGATTTGTGGATTTGTGCTGACAATTGGTTGATTGCTGTAATCAAAGTTTGGTTCCAGTCTTTTTGAGTGTAAGATGTAGTAGCGTTAATTCTTCTCCATCCGTTGTAGTCCCAACGTAAGTTCCAAGCCGCACCTTTACGTAAGTCACGTAAAATTTCACGGTCGATCTCAGCTGCAACTTGCTCTGACAATAATGCTGTCAATTCAGCTTCAGCATCGATGTTGTGGAATGCAGCAACGTCTTGAGCTAATTCAGGAGACCATTGTGCTCTTAGTTTTCTTTCAGTCACAGAAACTGTTACAGATTCTAAATCGAAAGAAACTTCACCGATCTCATCTTCGAACTCAAGGTTTGCATATCTTCTATAATAAGCCGTGAAAGAAGTTCCTGAAGCCCCTGAAAAGATAGTTGTTCCTGTGTAACCATCTAATGATGTTGAGTTACAATCAGCACATACTGGACAAGATAAATCTACTTCTAAATAGATACAACCATTTTGGTCACAGATATCATTGTAACTTCCACCGTTACCAGTATTAGATGGACTAGGTGGATTACTGTTATTAAATACAGTTTGCGTATTAGTACTTGTTGGTTGAACAATTCCTTTTCCGTAGATTTGAGTAACTACTCTAAATAACAATGGTAAGTATTGACCTGACGCATTTTTAATTACATCACATGGTGTTGTAGAAGCAGATAATCCATTTCCACCGTAGATTTTAAGATCTGAAAGGAAAGATTCAGTATCCATTTCATTACCATCAGGACCGATAAGTTTACCAGTACCTGCGTTAGCAAAACCACAAAGTCTAACAATTACTTTTCGTGTATTTCCTGCGGGAATTAATGTTCCACCAGCAGGTGTTCCAGCGTTAATACTTGCATCAACAAGAGATGAACCTGCCCATGCTTGTATAACTGTGTTTGCAGTAACTGCGGTAAACTTACCTTTAGAGTAGTCAAATAATCCTGGAGGATCTAAACTTGCCTCATTTCCTTCGTAAAATAAATCATAAAGATTTTTTTGGTAAGGAAAACCTGGTCCACCTGGATAACCTTGGTTAGGATCATTATCTCCTGAATTAACTGCTTCAGGAGAACCAATTGGCGGGTAATGATCACCACCTGTTGGGTTGTTAGGGAAGTTAGCAACTGACCCTGAGTTTGAATAACCTTGGATTCTTGGCACAAAGTAGAACAATTTACCGATTGGTAAGTTCATAGCTTGTACTGATACGATATCGTTAGCCAACAATTTAGAGAAAACTCTTCTTACGATTGGGAAAACAACTGTTTCGAATGCTCCGTTAGAAGATCCATCAGCAGTTGCTTCGTTGATCAAGAAAGAAGCTTGGTTTTCATATAACTGTGCTACGTTTTCTTTTAAGTGACCTCTTAGACCATCCAAAAAGCCTAATTTGTCCCATTTGTTAATTGTGTCTTCTTTGATAACTTTAAGGTGTTTCAAACCGATGTTACCAACAAGACCTGATTCTAATAATGCTCCCATTTTTTTTGGTTTTTATTATTTATGTTTATTTATATTTTACTCATCAAATCCTTCATTCTTAAGAATTGAGGATTTTCATAAGTTTTTGATTCAATCAAATTAACTGATGAACCTGTTTCAACAGTTCTATTTACAGTTCTTTCAATTGATTCATTAAGTTTAGTTTCTGATGCAGAACCTGAATTCAATTCACTTTTAATTGTTCTGTATAGATTTTTTGATTCTTTCAAAGACTCAACATTATCAAATCTTTTAAGAATATTTATTTTTTCTTGTTTTGTTGTCGAATGTTCAGTGAATAAACGAGTAGCGTATGCTAAATTGGAATTGAAAACCGCAACCTCATTTAACTTTGTTCTAAACACATCAAGAGCTTTTCTGTATTCTTCATTCTTTTCTCTTAATAAGTTTATTTCTCCATTAGATTCAGTTTCGTGAAGTTTGAAAGGGTTGAAACTCATATTTCTATTGTTTGTTCTTGCCTTTCTTAGACCTCTACTTCCATCTTTAGATCCATTACCCAAAGTTCTTGAAGCTTCTTTTGTTTCAGCTTTCTTAACTTTAGTCATATCTCCTTTCATGTTTTCACCTTCTTTGTATTCAAATTTGGCTTTACCAGTTCCCATCGCTTTAGTTCCTTTTCCAAAAGCTTCTTTTCTTTTTTCATTGAAACCTCCACCCATGTTAGGTTTTTTATCGTAACTAAATTTAGGACCTTTACCCATTCCAACACCTTTTGGTTTCCTTGATTTTTTAATTGATTCATAAAGGTCTTCTTCTAAAGAATCAGTATACATGTCCATACCTTCTTCCATAGAATCAGTATACATGTCCATACCTTCTTCCATAGAATCAAATTCTTCATAAAAATCATCTTTTTTAGATCCCATTCCCATCATGTCATCCATTTCAATTTCGTAGATAGTTTCTTCTTCGTCAAGACCAAAACCACCTTTGATAGCACCCATTGCGGCACCACCCCAATTGAATTCAGAAATTTCATCTTCTAAACCAACGAATTCATCTTCTTCGTCCATTTCGACTTCATACATATTTTCGTATTGTTCTTCAGATTCGCCTAATTGGATCATGTATTCGTCATCACCATCTTGAAGGTGGATATTTCCTCCCTCTTTTTTAACGATAATTCCATCATCATCACCCATAGCTTTAAATACCTTTAAAACTTCTGCATCTGAAGCACCTGTCATGTCGATTGTTTCGTCATCATCCATAGCCATTTCGTCATCATCCATAGCTATTTCATCATCGTCCATCATGTCATCATCATCCATAGCCATTTGATCATCCGCCATCATGTCTTGATCGTCAACATCGACTTCATCATTCTCAACCTCATCTTCTTGTTCTTTCAGAGATTCTTTTACTAATTGTCTGATTTCTTCTGTCATTGTAGACTGAAGTATTCCTTTTGCATTTTCTTGTAGAGTTTCTTCCAAATTTCTAATTTGAAAAAGAGCATCTTCTACTACATTTTTGTTATTTGCCATACTTTTTATAAAATATTTTTCTAATAAATATCACAACAAATAAAAAAAATTCATTTTTTAGATATTATGGCACAAAAAAAAGGGAAAAACTATTGTCTTTCCCCTTTTAAAATTTTATTCTTAGAAGTTTTATCCTTCGATTACCTCATCGATTTTAGATTCAACAATTGCCGTAATTCTCCAATCCATAGAATAATTTTCGTAAACTTTTGTTACTTTCGCCTCAACATCGGTAGGTGAATAACCTTTTACCAATTTCTCTTCTTTCATTTTTTTCACTTTTCCTGTGTTCTCATCAACCATATCAGTTGTGATTCTTGCTATAAAATACTTCTCATCCATAATTTTGTTATTTATCCAAATAATCGGATAATCTTTTCATTAAGTCAAGTGATTTATAACCAGATTCACCAACATGTCGTTCAGCATTTATTTTTTTCTCCTCCTCAAGATTTTCTTCAAACTGAAATCTTTGATCAGGTTCACTAAACAAATAAGCTCCTGGTGTAGAAGGTGAAGATACAAGGTCAAAACAAATTAATTCAAAATCATCCTGAACTTCGTTTTGTTCACCAACTTTTTTAAGAGACCCAACTCCACGAGAAGAAATACCCAAAGTAACTCCCTGACGAAGATAGTTAGCAGCTAAATCTCCTTTTGTTGATACAATACCTCTTTCGTGAAAACCTGGACTTGTAAGTAATTTTAATTTACCCAATAATACGGGACCTTCCCACCATATATCAGTAATGGCGTGTGATACTCTATCTAAGTCAATTAGAGAAGACTCAGGGTGGTTTAGTTCTGAAAGAGCGGTTCCTTTTTGAATCATCTTTTTATAATTCTCGGCTTCTCTTTTTAAAATCTTTTCAGGGTAGATTCTTCCGTTTCTATTTGGGGTGTTATATTTTTGTAATACGGCATAAAACTCAAAAGGTTTTGAGTGATCTAACATATCACGATTCTCCCTTATCATAGATAAGTTTCTTCTTTCATTCGGATCGATATAACCCGCATCATACTCAACAAGAATTCCACGACCTGAATCTCTTGGTCCTAATATTTTTAAATTGTCCATTTAATGTTTTCTTTATAAATACTAATTAGTTTCGATTTCTTTTTTGACGGGTTTGATATTTCCTTTTTTTGTAAGGTAAAATTTGAAGTATTTGTTTTTATTCATTACGTCACCATATACTTCTTTAATTAGGGACTTGACGTATTTTTTTAATTTTGGTGATTTAAAATCCATCGGTTCTAAAACGAATAAATTTATTTCTAAATTCATAAAGGATTTTTTTTGAAGTTGTATTCCACTTGTTCTTAAGTCTAAATCTACGATAAATTTTGTGTCAAAAACTTCTTTGTTTATGTTTTCTAAAATTGTGTGTTTTATTGATCTTGTCATGTTTAAAACAACTCGATTCCAATTTTCAACGTCTTCTTTTGGTTCAACCCAACTTTGAATGTTTATAAAAATTGATTTTAGATTAGTGGAATCAATTGTTCCATAGTGTGATTTGAACGTTCTGTAACCACTTAATTTGATAGTTTTTCCTTTTTTCATAGATTTTTTTCATACTCGAAATGTTTATTTTTAAACAATTGTAATAAATTATTATATTTATATCAACAAACTAAAAAAACTTATGTTAATTGTAGAAGTAAAAAAAGGTAATATTGAAAAGGCTTTAAAAGACCTTAAAGGAAAAGTTATTAAAACAAAACAAAATAGTGTTTTGTTTCAGCGAAAAGAATTTGTTAAACCTTCAGTAATAAAAAGGGAAGAAAACAAAAAGGCTGCTTATATTCAAAAAGTAAAATCCAAAAAGAATTAAAGTCCTTCGTTAAGTTGTTTTAACTTATAGTAATTCAGTTCTGAAAATGATTCTGTTTGCAATCTTGTTAACACTTGATTTATGGTTGAGATTGTTTCAGAATCGGTTTCGTTATTTTTTTGATCTTCCAATTTTGAAATAACGTCTTCTTTTTGAGAGTTATAGTTTTCAACCAAGGTTTCTTTTGGGGTATTTAAAATTACTTTTAATTCTTTTCTTTCTGATTCTGTTAGAGAAGAAATAAATTTAGATATTGTTTTGTTTGCCACAGAAACCATAGATTTTAATGGAACTTTTATCACCTCATCAGTTTTATTTTCTTTTTGAGTTAATCCCTCTAAAATCATTTTTTTACTTTTAATTTTGTTTTCAAGAGTCAAGACACTTGTGGAAAATAAATTATCAATTTTTTCATAATTGTTTTCACATTTTTGATGACCAACCCAAGCATTTAATTCTCTTAAGTGTAGTGGGTTAACTTTGTTGATCAAATTTTCGTAAGCCACGATTGATTCATTTATAAATTCATATGCAACGTTTTCTGAAAGTCCTTTTTTATTTGACAACTGATCATATAAGAAAAAAAGTTTTGAGATGTTTTTATTTTTCAAAACCAATTCTTCGAAAATAAAAATATTTTCTTTGAATGAATTTTTTTTATATGACTCAACAAGTTGATTTTCTATTTTTGATTTTAATTCTCCGACTTTCATTTTTTTTGTTTTATAATAAATATCAAGTTAATTTATTTATTTCATCAATATCGG